ACTCAGCGATTATTCCAAAGATGATTTGGGCCAGTGGCGTTCTGACGTAAACACGCGCCTTGTCCACACGGACAATGCCGTTGGCGAGTTGAAAGTCGGTTTGGCCGAAACTCAGCAGGGCTTACGGGATCTCATTGGCGCGGTGCATGGGCTTCGGCAGGATCTCGGTGCGCTGTTCAAAGACAGCAAGCGGGAGTTTCCTTTCGCGACGGTCATCTCATTTGCTTCCCTCCTGCTCATCCTTGCTGGTGGATACGCCACGCTGATGATGGTCCCTCTTCGCGATCAGCAGTCTAACAACACAACGGCAATATCTCGGCTCACGGAAAACGACATGCAGAACGCTCAGTGGCATGGTCGTTTCGAGGGGTTGTGGGAGGAACGCACAAAACGCCTCGAAAACGTTCTCGCATCATTTGAAGACCTGCACAAAACCGTCGATAAAAACGAGCGCGGGGATTCGTTTTCGTTTGGAAGGCAAGAAGCCTACGAAGGCCGATTGGACAGACTCTCTCAGCGCGTTGATAAGTTAGCACCCCACCAGATCCCATGAAATGCCACTCGACCAATGCCCTCACTGTCCTAAGTTCATGTGCTCCCACGCAGGTGACTATCCACTTTGTTTCTTCGGAAATCCCATTCCTTGTTTAACCTATGAAAACCCTACTCGCCAAACTCCTCGGAGTCTCAGTCAACCTCCTCAACTTCTTTCTCCCGATCTTCAAACAGGTTATAGCAACGGGAGTAGCAAATCTTCTCCCGGTGGCTCTGGAGATTGTCACTCAACTCGCAACGAGTGATATGACCTCGGGAGACAAGAAAGCAGCTGCAGTTGAACTTCTCAAAAAAGCTGCGATTAAAGAGGGCATTACAGCGTCGGAATCAATCATCAACTGGACAGTGGAATCGGCTGTCCAACAACTGAAAGCAACCAAATGAAAGAATGGATTTTCGCAAGACTTGGAGAGAACTCGACTTGGCGTGGGCTGATTCTATTAGTCGGCGTCATTGGCTGGCATTTTACCACGGAACAGCAGAACGCATTTATGCAGGCAGCGTTGGCAATCATAGGTCTCATCAATGTTTTTAGGACTAGCACTGTACCTGGTGGTGAGTTCAATCCTAATGCTCCTGTTAAACGACCACTCCAATGACCGAAAATGAAGCCGTTGACGAGACTCTCAAACATCTTCAAGATGCTCCTGTTCCAGTTGAGGATTCGAGACCATTTTTAATTCGGTTGATATCGTCTATTCGATTTAAGATCAGCCCAAACAAAAATCCCACTGCCTCTAAAGTTGAAATTACCGGAGGCACAGATTTCTAATGATTCACAAAGTTCTAGCATCGTCCTTCGCAGATCCAGCAGACATTGCTGCGTTTCGTCGTTGTAAGGCCAAAGGAATGTCAGATGAAGAAGCTTTCAAATACGGGGATAACGGCATTGGAAAGTGGGGAGACGACACGACTCAACCAATCCCAATGTGCGCACTTCCGCCAGAGGATTGGATCGAACTGGGAACGAAAGCCCGCGGTGCAAAAGTTCGAGTCACTATCAACAACCACCCGGTTATCTGTGAACTTCGAGACACAATGCCTCGAAAGAAAAACATCCACAACGGAGCAGGAATTGACTTAAACTTTGCAGCACTCAGAGCGTTTAATCTTCGTCCACCGATTATGATGGACGCAACTTGGGAATACATCTAACATGAAAACAAAATACATTGCACTTGGCTTCGTTCTTGCAACAGCAGGAATTCTCTTCTCACAATCCTTGAAACTTCCTAAAGTTGATGGGATTCCCACAAAGCAAGGTGAAAAGGGTTCTCTTTACGCAGGTGCCTCCGAAGATACACTCTGGATCAAAGCGGGAGGAAACAGCGCACAGCCTTGGGTCAAGTTCAACTTCGTGGCTCTTGGTGGTGCAGTTCGCACTTCAGTCACTCTCACAAATGGGGCAGGAACTTACACCAATTCTACACTTTCAACCAACGCCTCGGTCTTCGTCACTCCTATTGGCACGAACGCGGTGTCGATCTCCACCTCTCGTCCTGATACCAACGGTGTTGTGAATCTCAAATCCTCCACAACCAACTCCGTTTCCGCGAACCTCCTCATCCTTGACTAAGTGATGTTCACACTGTGAACACGACAAACTAAAATGGACGACAAGACTTTCAAATTGCTGGAGCAAGAAGTGCATCCAGATAGTGTGATGACTCTGATGCGGAAGTGCGAGAGTCTGGTGAAGAAGTCACGTCATGTGATGGTGCAGAAGTATGATGTGTGGGATGCTGCGAATGAGACGTATTTAGGAAAGATTGCACAGGATAGTGAGGACAAGAAAGCCTCGGAGAAGGGTGAACCTCAGAAGATGATTGTGCCATTGACGTTTGCACAGACTCAGAGCTTTGCAAGTTTCGTGTTTTTGCTGCTTCTTCAGAATGACAAGTTCTATGAGTTGCAAGGAACTGGGCCAGAGGATTACACTCGTGATTGTGAGATGGCATTGGCACGTGATTTGAGACGTAATCAGTGGCCAATTAAGTTGTATCAGACGCTTCTTGATGTTGCAAGGTTTGGTATTTGTGCAACAGAAACCGCATGGGTTGAGAATCATGTGTATGTTCCAACTAAGATTGATGTGCCACCTACGAAGTTCTTGGGACTTGAGATTTCGAAGGGCGGTATGAGGTTTGAAACTCAGAAGTTCTTGAAGTATAAAGGGAATGAAGTGAGTAATGTCAGTCCTTACAATTTCTTCCCTGATGTAAGACTTCCTTTGAGTCAAATGCAGGACGGGGAATTTGTTGCGGTTGATACGGAGTATTCGGCAACTCAATTAGCTTCAATGCGTGCTGATGGGGATGTGGCAGGTACTAATAACTTACCTGTGCTTACGACTGGTTTTATGCAGTCGGAGAGAATTCCAGAACATAGGTTTGGAAGCTTGGTGATGGAAGGAAATGGCCGAAAGAGTAATGGAATGCATTTGGTGACGAAGGTGCAATTAGACTTGGTGCCTAAGGAAGTTGGAATTGGTAAGGAAGATTTTCCTGTTCGTTATCATGTGTGGATTGCGAATCACCAGAGAGTGATTAAACTGGAACCTGTGGGGTATTTGCACAATCAGTTTACTGTGAATTGTGGAGAGTTTACTCCTGACATGCATGGAGAAATGGGTCGGGGTTTGGCGAGTGTGATTGATTATTTGCAAAGTGTGGTGACGTGGTTTATCAATTCACATATCACTAGTGTAAGACGCACTATTGATTCTAAATTCATTATTGATCCAGCGGGGGTTGATACAAAACAATTGGAATCAAGGTCACCTTACATTTTCTTGAGGAAGAATGTTTCGAGAAGTGGTGTGGATAGGTGGATCAAACAACTTCAGACTGTGGATGCAACACAAGGTCATATGGGTGATGCTGACTCGGTTGGGAAGATGATCCAGATGGTCACTGGCATCAATGATAACGCTCAGGGACAGTATAATTCGGGCCGTCGGAGTGCGACTGAGGCAAGGGCAGTAACGGCTGGAGCTGCTTCCCGACTTCGTATGCACACGAGTCTCTTGTGGAATCAATTGTTTGATCCCCAGGGGAAACAGATGTTGGCGAATTTGCGTCAGGGGATGGATGAGAAATTGTGGATGAAGGTGATCGGGATGCCACCGGAAGATCCGAAAGACCAGATGGCTTATCAGAAGAGGTATCAGACTTTTAAGGGCGACCCTGAGACTGTGGCGGGCATGGACGATTATATGGTCTATGATTCCACTATGCCAAGTGAGAAGGGGTTTATGGCACAGAGTCTTCAAGAACTTGTGGGTATTGCGATGTCGAATCCAGAGACTGCTTTTGCACTTAATCTCAATACTACTCGTATGATTGAGGAAATTGCGAGACTGAGGGGAATCGACAACATTGAACAATGGAGAATGACTCCTCAAGAACAACAAGAATATTATGCTAGACTTAGACAATCAGCCCAACCTGGAACTCCAGCAAATCCAGTCGATCCTAACCAACCCGTATTATCGGGAGGTAGTCAAACCACTGCTTAATGTGGAAAGAGCAGTGAATGCGCTTTGCGACTTACCTGTGAACTCAATTGGTGGATTCTTTGAAAGAGAACAATTGATTGGGGAAATTCGGTGCATGAATAACTTGAAAAACGTTTTAGAAGATCACGCGATTGAACTTGAGAATGAACTTAAGAGATCGCAAGCAGAAGAAACCACGCCATAACTAGGAAATAATAACATGGAAATAAATCCAAATCCGTCACCAGATGATCTGAGTGATGACTTCACACCAGAGCCAGGTAATCCGGAACCTAATTCGAATCCTGAGCCTAACCCTAACCCCACTCCTGAGCCTAAGCCCAGTCTCCTCACGAAGGACGACTTGAAGGATTTTGCAGTTGAGTTTGGTAAGTCGATGAAACCACAGGAAGTTCAGAAACAACTGACTCCTGAGGAAATCGACGCGCAACTTCAAGTTTGGAAACCCAGTGAGGATCTTTATGATCGTCTGAGTGCTCCTGAGACACGGGGTGCGGCTTTCATTGAGATGCGTGATGGGATTATGCGTCAAGCACTCACCGCCGTTCAACACATGCTTGGTTCTGAAACTGGTAAGATCAGGGAAGAATTTGCAGGTGTTCAGACTTTTGCACAAGAACAACGTGCCACGAAACTTCGTGAACAATTTACCACTACGTATCCTGCACTCCAGAAGTATGAGAAGATCATGCCTATGGTTTCCGCGGCACTTGAGAAAAGTGGATATAAGCCCCAGTCGGTGGAGGAGGGCTTCAAGAAACTCGCAGATGAGGCAGCAAAGGTAATCAAAGAAAACTTTGACCCTGAGTTTGACCTTGCTAGTAAACCAAACGACCAATCCGGTCAGAACGGCCAACCTCCTATGTCAACTGCCCCACAACGGGGTGGCCAGGGTGGTGCAAGTTCCACTAAGAGTGGGGCGTCCAAGAGTCCAGATGATGGACTTTGGGACTGATCTGCAGCTTGCGTGGCGTCTGATCGACAAAACCAAAACCAAATAACATGATACTCGGACTTATGTCTTCCGAGGCGTTCAAGACCAGTTGGTCGAATAACGCTCGCCGGAGGATCTTCTACAAATACCCGCAGGGTGCGGCACCGCTTATGGCGTTGCTGTCCTTGCTCGACCCTGAACCCACAGACAAGCCGGAGTTCGGCTGGTTTGAAAAGCGTTGGAATGACCAACGCACAGTGACTGATGGCATCAGTACTGATGGTCCGTTCAGTGCAACTGGCACCGATACCCCGCTGACTACGGCTGGATGGGGAGCAAGTGCGAACACTGTCATTCGTGTCAAAACGGAAGCTAATGGGACGAATCAACTTCGCCTCAACAACACCGTTTGGATCATGGATGTTCCTGTAAGTGGTGGTGGAACTCGCGACATCTATGGTGTTGTGACTGAAATCACTGCTTCGAACAAATTCGAAATTCGTCTCCTTGAGACTGTTTCGAGTGGCACCCTCAACACCAGCGCAGCCAAGGGCACTCAGGTGCTCGTCATTGGTTCTGCTTATGGTGAGGGCACTGGGAATACCTCTGGTGAAAAGTGGACTCCGCCGATCAAGCCTGAGAACAACACTCAGATCTTCAAGACGAAGTTCTCGTTTCCTCGCACGGCTCTGAAGCCTGGCGTGGTGTTCGATAAGCAGGGCATCTATCGTGACAAAGCGAAGGAAAATTCGCTGACGCACTTGATGGACATTGAGAAAGCGTTCCTGTTTGGTCGCAAGACATCCTATGTCTCGACGATTGATGGGGAAGAGACTGTCACTCGCACGACTGGTGGATTCCTTTACTGGCTCGGTCAGTATGAGGCACAGTATTCCATCTTCCGTGGTGGCGATGGTTCGGGTTCCGGCCCTGACGCGGTCACTGACGAAACCGACGACGACAAACGCATCATTAGCAATGCAAGTGGCATTGTTACTCCTCGGGGTTATTCCTCGTGGATCAAACGTGCGTTTAAGACCTGCAGCAACAAAGCTCAGGAGAAACTGGTGCTCTGCGGTGATGGAGCACTTGGTGTTCTCAATGAGATGTATGGTGCTCAAACTTGTTGGGATGCTTCGCTCCCACAGACCGATACCTTCGGGATCAACGTGGTTCGCCACCAGACTCCGTTTGGCACAGTCTATTACAAGTCGCATCCGCTGTTCAACGCTAACCCCGCACTTCAGAACAGTCTGATGTTCCTCGATGTGCACAACATGGTCTATCGTCCGTTGAACGATTCTGACACGACCTTGTTGAAGAATCGGCAGAACCCTGGTGCGGATAAACGCATCGACGAGTGGCTCACGGAAGCGGGACTTGAGTTCCGTATGCCTGAGAGTCATTTGTTCGTGAAGAACATCACGAGGTATCAGCCCTAACACAACATGGCAAACCTTGCATCTAGTGCTGTAACTGTCCTAGAGGCGTGGACTGAGGGTGGCCTGAATGGCAAACGTAATGTTGCCAAACGGGTCACCCTTATCCTAACCGGACAGGGAAGCGTCGCAAACAAGATCACGGCTGCGTCTCTTGGGTTCCAACGAATCCTTGAGGCAAGTGCCGCTGTAAATGCTGATAAGGACGAAGTGTTTCCTACCGCCGTCTCCCCCGATGGCACGGAACTCTACCTCGTCGTTGCAGCAGAAACCGCTCATGTCCCTTCGGATGTGACTGACACCGTAACTCTGACAATTAAGGGAATATCCTAATATGAAAGAACCAAACCAAAACCTGCGCGACATCGAGATTAACGGGAACTCGGGAAAAGACGTGAACAGCACTTCGATGCTGGACGCGACGGCTTCCGAAACTCCTGACACGGTCTCTGGTGATAACGTTCAGAAGGAATACATCGCTGCAAACCCGAAACCGGGTGCGCTTGGTGCATTCGGTCGCTGCTAACGCGGCACCTAAACGAGGGATTGATTATGACAGTAGCACAAATTAAAACACGTGTAGCAAACTTCTTCCACAAAGCTGTGGGTGAT